CCACCCGTATCGAGTACCACCTTCATTAATACTTCCCCAACTCTACAATAATCGTTAAGGTATGACGTATCTTCAGTTTGAGACTCTGAATCTGTTGTACATTCCTCACAATCAGGATAAATTGTTAATGGAAGTTGTTTCGTAAACTTTTCCTGCATATTATACGCAGCATTTTTGAATCGTTCAGATATCTTCCTGAACGGTCTCCACTTACGAATACCAATATTATAAAACAAATTACCAAGAGCCCAGAAAAAAGTCCCTATAATTTCAGCAAATTTTATTAAAATGGCAGCAAAGATATATTGAACAAATAATATGACCTGAGCTAATAATAATGAAAATTTTACTCGATTCTTATACCCGAAATTCGTTGGAACATAATTGGCGCTTGAAGCACAATCCTCATCTTCAGCTGGACGAATTTGTTTTATTCCCAAAAACGAATCCCTTCGAGCGGTCTCATAATGTGTTCCTTGGAACGATGAAACCGTATAAACCTTACCATAAATAAATTTGTAGAAGTAATCTTCAGGTACACCATCACCTAGTCTTTCCCCTAACATTAAATCTCGTTTCTCATTTTTAGCCCCAGATCCATAATTGTTTGAATTAAACGACACACCCTCTGGTGTTGGTGGGGTGAGATAATGCTCAAAAACATCAGAAAATATATATGATGAAACCATCCCCTCACGATATTCATATTTGTCGTTTACCCCTGAAGTACTCGGATTATATTCCCTAATATTTGGTACAAGATAATTCGCGGTTGCAACCTTCGACCCTTCAAAATCTAACGAAAGTCTAAATCTAGCAATAGATGTCGTCGGGATCCCCTTGTTTGGGTCGTTTGTAATTTGTTCGACCCCAAATTCATCGGTATAAACATATTCCAGATTCATTGGGAGGGCCGCCATGGCCACGCCATTTTCATCTATAACCTCAGCTACGTTGAAATATTCTAATTCAGGGTATGTTGTGGTACCATCAGAACTATAAACTGACTTTCCTGTCTGTCGGACACACTCAATATATCCACCCGTTGTTTGTAAATTACATTTATATCCCGCATTTTTCCTGATCTTACCATTTCGTTTTACGGCATCTTTACTATCATCCGTCAGCGTCGAAATCATAATTAGGGAGATTGGATCAATCGTAATCCCCCTATCACTAAGATCAAAGTCAGTTCGGGAGATACCTATTTCACATAAATCTTCATTTCCCCATAATGGGTAAACTTCAATACTTCTTTCAAATGTCACAATTTGTGGTAAACCATCAATATCAACACTCGATTTGAATTTATAAAATCTATCAAAATCGCTCTCACCGAAACCTGCTTTTAAGAAGTCATACGGTCTAAGTGAAAAACATCCCATATCGGATAAATCTAGATCAACGTGTATTGTCTGAACTCCAACGGGTACACCCCATATCATGAAGTCCCCAGCTTGGTTAGTTTTTACTGTATATTTGTAATAAGTTTCAAAAACCTCAAGAACTTCTTCTCTGGACATTATATCCTCTTGATCAGGAAACGTTCCAGTTGGTACGTGTCCAGGGTGTTGTTGTCTTGCGGGTAATAAATTATAACGATAACCCTCTTCATCCTTATCACTAATTTCTTGATATGGATATAATTTAGAAATGACGGGGTCTATTGAATCGTCAGATGTTTGTGGGACGAAAATTGAAACTTTAGCATTTGGAACACCAAACCCGTTGTTCGCAGATACACGTCCCACAACCACACCATATTCAGCACAAGCTCCCGACGCATAAATGTCTTTTTGAGAAAATTTAAGCGAAAGAATTTCTAAAATGTCAAAGTTTTGTTTAATGTCGACATTTACACGATGATCCCTACCAATGTTCGTGCTTATTCGATGTTTTTGTATCATATATATAAATAGAAAGTTCCCAGTTTTCTATAAGATACATAAAAAACAATTTAATATGTAGTCGAAGCGAGATTTTTCGTCCTAACTTTTATATCAATATTCGGGAATCTGATTTGGAAAATCTGGTTAGTTTTCATATAGATAGTACTGTCAGACTGTCGAATTTCCTTTGTTGTGTTATCGGCATATGATTGAGTAACTTCAGATGATGAATAATTACCGCCAATTTTATTGAAAACCCGTATTTCTACAACGTTTACGACACCAGCAACATTACCAACATTTTTTGATAAATCACCAACCAATAATGGATCTCCCATCTTTCTTTTTGTTATATCAAAAAATGATGTGATTTCCTCAATAACTTCTTTTACAATATCAGTAGAATTTTCATTTTTGTTTACCACTAAATCAACCTCCACAGCTAAGTCAATCACTTCACCACTTTCTATGTCAATATAGTCGTTCAACATTCTGTAATTGGCCATATAATTTACCACATTATTCTTTAATGTGTTGGATACTGTGTCGATTAAATTTCCTCGCTCGTCATAAGATAATAATTTAACCCTAACTTTATTATCTTCTTCCATCACACTCACTTTTGCAGGTGCTCCGTATGTTGATGGCATTTTTTCTATTACCGATTTGTAATCATTTAGGGTAACCGCCCTGTTTTGTGCTGAGAAATTGTAAGCAATCATATTTCTCATCTCATCAATTGTCGGTGCATCCGCCCCACCAATCGCCGGTGTCACGTTTGTTACTCTCATTGATTTACTTGTCTGGGTGTTTATAGACGAATTTGGGCCGTTTACCACAAAATCGAAGGTATCCATAGTTGTGATGACGTTAACCCCTATATTCGTGTCTTTACCCCCTCCAACACGATATTTTACGAAGAGTGTTGAGTTAGGTGGTGGAATCTCACCCAAAGAGATGTTATTTAAGAATGTTGCAATGTTCACTTTCATTGACCCAGTCATATAATCGTCCAAATTATCCAATGGATTGACGTTTCCGGATCCGAATGTTAAAGAGAAGTACCCTTCAGGTGTGTATTCAGTATAAAATTTCTTAGTGACCTGTGTATAATTTCCAGATTTGTAATTGTCAGTGTCAGATGCTGAGGTTGGATCTTCGATAAACACGTCATCTTGAACCAATGTGTCAACTTCATACCACTTATTTGTTGATGAAATAAATTCTTCAGAAGTAGGGTTCGCGTTGTAATTTGTCCCATTCTTATGAATAACCGATGTTACACCCAGAACACTTTTTTCTGGTAAATATAAATTCAAAAACGGTTTCTGGTCTGGTGCCCCGATAACTTTTCGATAAATCTTAGTAACACCATTAACAACAGGTGCTCTTTTTGTAATTGTATATGAAATAAGTTTGTTATTACTGTTGAAATTAGGGACTTTAGTTCTATTTGTCGTCCCTGAACTGTCAAATGGACTTGAAAAATCAACATCTTCCATCACCTCAAATGTTTGACCTCCACCAACGACTTTAGACCCTGCTTTTAATATCCCTTCATATCTAGCATCTTCTTTATCCCTATAAACTGGGACATTTATACTAAAATCACAGAGGGCAACGGAAGGTCTTGCACCTGGAAGTCTAATTCCATATGTTTTGGCGATGTGAAATAACGATTTCTTTTCTTGAGCGAAATCTAGCATCGTTTCTTGCCACACCCTGTCAATGTGAAAATGTAGGTTATCTGATACGGCAGCATTTAAGTCCAATAGAACGGAATAAATCGACGCATCATTAAAATTGGAAACTAAATCGGGATAGTATTGTTTTGTCAATTTTACCAGTTCGTCTCGTAAACTGGCGAAATCCCTTACTCCGTATGATATCTGTTTTGACATATTAGATGTTTATTATTATAAAATCTGATGTTGAAAATGCACCATTATTTACTGTATAATCAAGTCGCACCTTAGCCGTATATGGTTTCGACGAACTATCAGATACCCTAAACAATCTTTCATCCTCTTCTTCCGAAGGACTTTGAGGTTCTTCCGGATCGTCATCAGCACTAACTATACTTATCGAGTTAATATCCAAATTCGGGATATATTTTCTCACCCCTTCTCGAATTTCATCCTCAATTTGTGAGTGGGACACCGAATCATTCTGTTCGAAAATGAACTCATAAAGACGAGTGCCAAAATCTGGTAAGAAGTACCGACTACCCTTACGAGTCAACAATAGGTGAATTAAATCAGCCCTAACCTCCCTCTCTGGAGTTCCGGTCATCTGAACATAATTCCCAATCGCACTGTCCCTAAATGGGTAATCTATTCCGTAAGTACTCATATTTCATAAATATTAAGAAATAAAAAAAGCGTGATAAAATTAATTATCACGCTTTTTGTGGTTAGTTAGTATCTGTTAATTGAATTTCGACCTTGAATTGTTACAAAAACGATGGCTTAGTCTTGCATTTGAAGGAATAGTTTTACCACCAAGCCAGTATTGTTCAATGTGGTCAACTGCAGCGTCGTCGATGGACATGATTTGTTGTCCGCAAATTGAACATGTTGAATTCACGATAAATAAACTTTTCTTTAGTTCATTTGAGAAACATCGTGGTTCTTTTTTATCGTTCCCCATGATAGAATGTAATCTTGTTTCCCACATAGTAAATCGACGATAAACGTTTCCCGCGTCAGAGGTGTGTCCCTGACTCTGTATATGGAGGAATTCTTCAGAAGTAATTAAATCAATCCAAGATTCTCTTATTTCTTCAAGATGACGCATTACAAGAGACTTATCGTATCGAGCCAACGTCACCATACACAATTCATAAAGTACCACACTAAATGATTTATTCCACCCACCATTTATACCGTCTTTACCTTTGATAAAATTCCTAAATGCGTTCTCACCGAATAACGTCTTGCAATTCGATAACCCAGTTTTGAAAGCCAACTTTAAAGATCTAATCTGCTCGTCCGTAATACTGTGTTGGTAGGTCTTCATATGTTGGTTTAAAAATTTCTTCAAACTGTTTTGGGTGTATCGACTTTGGAAGAATGCAGCAAACCTTAAAACATACTCGACATCAAACATTCGACTCAACCTTCCATCCGTCTCCCTTATTAAATTCAAAAAATCATCGGACGCCGCGAGCTCAGTAAGTAGGTCGTTATATTTCCCACGAAACACTGAGTTTCTCAACTCTTGAGCATTTAATTCGGTACCCGTACCATTCAATCGTTCAAATACGAGAAATTTCAATTCTGGATCACACTCTTTCAAAAGTGTAATTGTTCGAATTGGATAATACATAAT